ACAGTAGCCACATCAATTGCACTACTTGCCTCGCTTAATGCGCCTCTAAAATCTTCTGCATCTGTGGTATCAACTATTATTAATTTCGATGCGTTATATTGATCATTCGTTACTTCATCCATGCTTGCAACTGTAGCTGCTTTTGGAGCTGGTATAGTGGTCGCGAAATCCTGCGCCATATCTTCATCGCACTCTATTTTTAAAAGTGCTATTGTGTCTACTTGGTTTAATGTGCTTTTTGGATAAATATCGCTCAAAGTTTCAAGAACAACCCCTGTTATTTTGGTTGAATTGTATTTGTTATTATCGAAATTTAATGATACTGGATGAACAAGAATATCATCATAATAAGGATGCGAAATTACCCACGCCCTTTTGTCTTTTGAGCTTTCTTCAAATTCGAGCGACTTTTCAATATTATCATCACCGATAAAATATATTTCAATTGGAAATTTTCTGCCTTTTGGCTCGCCTCGATTAACTAATGTTCCAGCAACATTTTGAAAGTTAAATTCCGAAATATTAAAATCTAAATTTTTACTTGTTGGTTTCCATAAGGGGGTGAAAACCTTACTATCTCCAGTCGTTATACTTATACCGCTATCTATCCTATCCAACCAACTCATCTAGCCATTAATCTATTAATTTGTTTCTGTCCTTCTTGTTGGTAGAACTTATCCATTTGCCGCCCTGAAATATCACCTGAACGCTCCATAAATTTAGTAGGCTGTACTTTTACAGAACGCCCTTTAATATAAGAATAAATTGGAACGGCCTTTATTCTGTTTTTACCAGAATTTTTAATTCCTCGGATTTCAAAAATAAACTGTTTACCTCTTGTTTTTTCTGTTAACAATCGCCCACCTATTCCAGCTTTTTCAGCCGATTGAATAAATCTTTGTCCTTTTGTTTTTCCGTTTGCTTTTTTAGCCTTTACAAGATTATTAACAGTGCTTATCCGTTGTGCTTTTCTTACATTTTTACCGTAAGATTTTCCAATTCTAGCACCAACTGAAATAGGAATAAAAGAACGTCCTTTAATACTTCCCCCTCTTTCTTGTTGGGCTAAATCTTTAACCGCGTAATTATTCGACCCTTTTAACCTTCCTTCAACCATTCCAACTTCAGAAACCATTGAACGTACGTTAAAGCCCTTTGCCATGAAAACCCTACTATTAGCCTTAAAAAAACTCTTTGTTCTATTCGTGAAAGTTTTATTGGTTACTGATAGCAGGTTTTTTTTCTTTGTATTAAACGCCGCTTTATTTAATGTTTGACGCACTGCCACGGGAAAAGCTGAACGATGCAGCTTCTCCAATTTGTTAGTCATCCTAACCGTGTTATGTGTGTCAACGTTTAAAATCATGTGTCGTCTTCTATTGCCCAACAATCATTCATTCGAGTCGCTGTGAATGTTTGGTATGGAGCAGTTGAAAATCCTGTATTATTTGCTGTTACATTGTTTTTTCTTAGTGGCGGAAAGCCTCCCAATGTCGTTGAGTTTATTAAGTAATTAACTGGGTTTACCCCGTTATTTGTTAGTATTTTAATTCTAGTGCCTATAGGCATATCACTCCCAAAACTAACAATATTGTCAGCAAAAGCATTAGAAGTTATATTAATTTGAATGTTTGCTTTTGTAAACGATGCTACATTATTAGTTCCACTAATAACAGTTAATGGTAAATTATTCCCATCGGAATATTCAACAACACCCCTATATTTAATTTCTGGAATTAAACCTTCCAACGCCTCGAAAAATTGAAATCCTGAATAATTGTTATCTGGAAGACCATTAGCGGTAACGCCTCCTTCTGCCATTAATTTATTGAAGAACTGCAAAACATCGCCTGTCATTGCCTCATTTACAGGTGTTCCATCGCCTGCACCCGCTGCGCTAATATCCTTTACCCTTCCGTAAGGGTAATCAGTATCAGCTAATTCAACGTTATCTAAATCTAATATATCTCTAGCCATTATATATAATTTACTAACAACCAGCCAACTGTTTGCGCTGGTTTAACCTTCATAATTAATTCTCTAAACTCAATTTCTCTTGTTGCGTCAACATTTGCAAATGTGCCCAAAGGATTACCACCAATAAAAAAAGTTCTTCTCAATAGTGTTCCTGCATCAAAATATTGATCTTTTCTATCGAGTGACCAAACAGCTTTATTTAGGTATGCAGTACCTAATTGGGCTTCTCCCAATTGATTCATTCCTAACTGCGCTTCGGTTGATCCTGTATTCGAGCCTATAACAGCTTCAGGTGTTCTTGTTTCTAATCCGCCAGAACCATCTGAAAATATATTTTCATAAACATAAACATCAAAATTTGCATTCCTTAATTCTCGTTCTAAAAACCTGTAATTTTGACGCGCTTTTATTGTTCCGGGATGATTCATTTTCCTGATTATAGCCTGTTTTCTATCCTCCAAGCTTAAACTTAAATTAGTAATCAATCCCAATCTAACCTCCCAATCTGTAGCATCTTGCGCGGTAAAATTATCGTTGTCTGGTAATATAACATCCAAAACATTCATCGCCCCATCTAACGCTGTAGATTCAATTGAGCTAAATGAAGAAAGTATTTTGTCAAATATTCCACCCGGAACAATTCGCCAAACCCTTCCTGTAGGAAATAAAGACTTTGTGAGACGTTGAATTTTACTAAGCATAAGTAATATTAGCAGATGCTAAATTAGGTATTTCACCGTTATTAAATAAGTAAGTGGTTAAACTTACAGAATTAAATGTTATTGATATACCTGTAAATGCAACGCTTGGCACAGTGCTTTGGATTACAAAAACAGTTTTATTATTATCTAAAATATTGTTTTTATCTGCAACCACATCAGCACCTGTAATAAATGGACGAACTAAATTAACTGCCTCAACTAAAGCACTTTTTATAGATGTTTCTTGATCGGTTGTATAACTCCCGCCTGTAATTTGAATAGTAATGTCAATTATTGAAATCGGTAAATAGTTAACTTGATAAACTCCTAATGGTTTCCTCCCTCGTTCATTCATTGGCAAAGTGGTGTCTGGGTCTAATTCCACAACATCTTCAACCGCTGTTAATATTCCAGATGTTGGCGTTCCCTTGCCATCTGAACTATCTGTAGTGGTTGCCTCAACGTACAAATCAATTATACCATCTTGCCCTGCTTTTGCGTATGGATAAGAATTTTTTACACCTTGTGCATCGCTTGCCCAAAGCCTATAATCAACCGCAGCGCCTCCTTGAGGTTCTGCTCGATATGCTTCAATGATTCGCTGTCTATAAACTTCGATTCCTTCGCTCTCTAAAGATTCCACAAAAACAGCGGTAACAGTTGCAAAACTATCCACATTTGAAATCGGTGCAGTGGCTGTTAAGGTGTCACTAATTGAAAGTTTTGAAACAGCCCCAGCTGTTAAAGCTCGAAGTGTTATTGATTCGCTTGTTGATGTCATTGTATAGGCAATATCCAAAATATATAAATATCCTGGTGCGCTACTTGTATCATCACTTTTAAAAGTTGTTTGTGCTGGAATTACAGCGGAAACTGTACCTGTTACCGTTGAAGTGTATTGACCTGCTACTGCTGGGTTTGGTGGCCTTCCTAGCTTTACCTCTCCGAACCTCTCCAATGTACCGCCTTGAGCTACGGGGTCAGCCGTATCAACAAAAATATTCTTTTGAACTTTTGCAAGTAGTAAATAATAGAGCTTTAATTTTGCAGCTTGAACGGCCGCCAATGGTCTAAATATATTTTTTCCAAAAGTAGGAATATTGATTCCTAAATTAGTCTCTAAAGAACTAATTGCATCATCGTATATCTCTTTTAATGTCGGTATAGTTATCATGAATTATAATTTTTTACCTCTATTTTAAGAGCTGTAAATAAATTGGCCGCTGCAACTCCTGAAGAATTATAAGCAGTCAAAACAATTGCAGATGTTCCAATTGTAATTCCAAAAGTTGCATTTGAATTACCAACTAAACATACCATTGTATTGGATAACGAAAACTCACTACTTCCACTTGTCAGAGTATATTCCCCCGTACCGCTGTCCGTCCAAACCATAGTGCCTATAAATGTATTATATCCTCCTGTAACCGATATGCTACTAGATACATCAATAGTCACCATGTATGCCCTTCCTATAGATATATCAGCTAAATCTAATCTATCACTATCTGCATCGGTAAATGCATTTGTGTTAGCGTTAGCTTCATAAGCTGTTTTTGTTTCCGCATTCGTGGGGTTAACCTCGGCATCCGCTTCAATGTCTGCCAATTTAGTTGTGTTTGCTTCTTGTGCAGCTAAATTTACATTTAATTTACTTCTTACTGAAAGGGCTGATTCCCCGTTTTCTATTGTTGCCATTTTAATCTATCCAAAAATTAGTATCTACCCAAATTGAATTATCATTCCAAACTCCTGTATCTAAAAGCCAGCGAGTAGAATTAAAATCCATTCCAGCTAATTGCTGATCAATAATTTCTCCTTTTGTCGCGTCCCAAATATAAACAAAGTCTCTGTTTTGGTTGTTGGTTGGCTCCTGTACGTTTATTAATATTTTCAACTTATCTATTCCCGTAATTGATACGGCTACAGTAATATCTGCAAAATCAGACATAAAAGCTAAATCTTTTCTTACTGCTTGTTCTATTTTAATCCTTCCTGCACTATTTAAGCTCGTTTCATTTAAAGTTTTTTCGGTTATTGAGTTGTATTGAATATCAATGTTATTAGGCATTAATAAGGCATTACCCCAATAATCAAAAGCCTGCTCATTAGCTGGCCTTGCTGTAGGTGTTGAAGCTTCTACATTTCCTCCAAATAGACCTAAATAAGGCATATTAAACAGTGAATTAGTGGTTTCCAAGTTATTGCCTTGTAAAACTAAATCCCCACCCCCTCCTGTTTCGTAAATCGTTAAATCCATAACTTATGATTGAAAGCCCATGTTTGAAGGTAAAAATATACCTATATTATTTTCGGCATCTCCAGACAGTTCGGCCCTCCCTGTTTGGTCTTTTATTAATAGTTCATTTCTTGTTGAATTACTTTTATTAATAGTTTGAGTTAACGCGTCACGTTCAGCGCCTTTGGGATCGGCTACCGTACCAGTATTAACTCCCATTTCATATCTAAAAGTATTTATTTGTTCTGCTCCCGCTGCTGCAAACTCACCCATACTTCCTGGAATCTTTGAAGCTATTTCTAAAATCTGCTGGATTGGCATTAATACCGCGTCAAGTAGTGCTTTTCCTATCGCTAAAATGCCTGATAAAAAGCCACCATTTGTAAAGGCATCTCCAATCATATCCCAATTTCTTCTAAGTGATTGAATAATTGAAATTACTAATCCAATCGGCCCTAACATAAATGACACGGCCGCGCCCCAATCATCCCAATAAGTAACAACTATTGCAATTATTGCAATTAAAGCCAATATTGCAATAATCGTTAATACAATAGGATTAGCCGACATTGCTGCATTAAACAACCATTGTGCAGCTGTTGAAATGCCTAAAGCTATTTTATAGGCTCCAAGCGCGATGGCATTTCCTCCAATTGCAATCGAAGCAGTGCCGCTTAACGCCCCCATTATTCCTAAGCCTATATTGTATGCTGCCATCAATACTGAAGTTACTAGTAGTATTATTTTAAACGCTATCATTCCACCCACAATAAGCAAGATTATTTTAGATAATGTCAATGCTATTTCTGCATATTTAGCCACCTTCTTTTCATGTTCCGTTGTTGCTTTTGATGCCACATCCGTACCAGAAGCCATCGAAAGCATATCTGTTGCTACTTGTGTAATATTTTTTAATGTTGTTGAAAAAGCACCGTTTCCGTTTTCCAATGATAAAATAAAACCATCATAACCACTACTCAAAAGGGTAAGCGCACCGCCTAAAGTCGCTTGTTGTTTCTCTGCTGCTTTTTGAGCAGCTCCCATAAATAATGTCTCATTACTAAGGTCTTTTGTTAGTTTTTTTGCTTCTTGCAATTTATTCGCCAGAATAGAAGCGCTTACTGCTGTTTTCTTGCCAAAAGCATCGTTTGAGGCCGTTAGTTTATCTTGGTTTTTTTGTATGTTTTCTAAAATTTGTTCATATCCATGCCCTTTAGCCTTACTATCAATAAATATATTTCTTAAGGCTGTAGCCGAACTACTTGCATCTATTCCCGCATCTGATAACTTTCCAAGTAATCCTACAGTTGATTCAAATGAAATCCCAGCTGCATTAGCAGCTCCACCGACTATCGGTAAAGCTTTTTGCAACTTCTCAAAGTTTAAAGCACTTTTTTGAGTCGCTAAAGTCATTTTATCAATAATATTTGGAGCATCAATTGACCCAAATGTGTCAAAAGTTTTAACAACAGCTCCAACCAACTCAGCCGTATCTGCTAATTCTCCACGCATAGCAATTGACCCAGAAATAGTTGCTTCAGTCATGTTTATAATATCGGCCATTGGGAAGCCTAAACGCGCAAAACTTTCTTGTAATCCAACTACTTCAGTTGCTGTTTTGGCCGTTGTTCCGCCTAATCTCTCGGCATCCGCTTGTAACGTTGCTAATTGCGGAGCTGTTGCCGACGACATAACAGCCGATAGATTAGCATTTGCCTGTTCAAAGTCTTTAAAGACATTAATAGCGCCTCCAATTACTGATATTACTGCTGTGATTCCTAGAACTAAGCCCAGCTGGCCTAACTGCCTTGAAAGTGACCGTAAAGGAGATGTCATGCTTCTAAACGCACGATTTGCTCTTGCTACTCCAACTTCTGCCTTTGCTGCAAAAGTCTGTGTAGCCCTTGACATTTTCGATACTTTAGCCGAAAACTTATCTATCGCTGTAAATTTTGTTGAAACTGTTGAAGTAACGCCCATTATTTTTTTACCTTACTGGCCTCAATTTCGTGTAAAACGTCTTGATACCAGTATATTATTCCTTTATAATCTAAATCATCTAAATACAAAGAACTTAACACATCGGGCGTCCAATTGCGCGCCCGTACCAGTGTTTTAAAAACAACATCTACACTAACTTCAAAAGCATTCTCTACAAGAAAAAAAGGGCAATTGAAGCGCAAATAGAATGATCTTCAGTATCTAATTTCTTTATAATCTGACTGTTTTTGCCAGTCAAAGCACAAATATATGCCCTGAGTCTACCATCAACATCAGCACCCTTTACACCTTTTAAATATGGGTCTAATTCGTTTGATCTTAACCTTGCTTTAAATGACAAAATCTGATCCATTTCGTTTCCCTCAGAATCTTCAATAGGAAATTTTAAACTATAATTCAAATTAAACTTATCATCTACTGACAAATTACCTTCTTCAACTTCCGAAATTATACTTTCAATTTCTTCGGCTCTAGCCTCTTTTTTCTTTTCAGATACTCGTTTAAATTCTAACCACTCGTTTACCTCTTGTGTTGCTATTCCCTTTTCAACTTTCATTGTGTGTTTATTTTATTGTTTCGTTAATTTTCCTCCGCCTGCTACTTTTAATGTAAAACTAGAAGCGTTGCCATTCATTTGAACATCTCCAACTGGTTGACCTGTTCCTGCATAAATAGTTCCATTTATGTTTGAAAAAGTCCACTCTGCCAATTCAGTACTTCCAGCCATTGCTGTAATAGCTTCAATTGTTTCAGCTGTAACCATGTCAGCTGTGCAAAGTACCTCAAAAGACCATCGCGCGCGGCTTAATTGAGTAATCATGTTTCCACCACCATCAACCATATTAACATCGTCTCCAGAGCGAAAACCGCCTAAATCATATGTTGAATCTTCAGCCGCTTTTGGGAAAATAACCCCACTTCCCAATGTAGGGTGACTATAAGTAATTTCTGTAATGTCTCCACCAACTGCCATGTCTTATTTTTTAATCGTTTGTACCAAAATTAAAACCAGCCTCAGCATCCGTAGAAGCTATTCGAGCAATACCAGTTCTTTTATATCTAAAAAATGTCTCTAACCTATCTGGGTTAGTTGTGCTAATTGCTACCGTTATACTATCTTGCATAAATGGAACATCAGCTACTAACGCTCGAACTCCTAAATCAGCTGCGTAAGATTTTACAACCTGCAACCATTGTTTAGGCTTTACAACATTTTGAGCATTTACAGTGTCGTCATTAGCTGCAATTACATGATCAACCACGTTGATTAATTCAAGTAAATAGTAACCATATCTCACATTGAAATCTAGCATTAGATTTCTGCAAAAGCGATATTGAGGAACTACCTCCCCAACTGGGTGGTAAGTTGTAACAAAATCTTGAACTTGGTATCTTCCAGAAACTAAATCAACAGTTGAGCATCCCTTTTTTACAAAAGAATCTCGACTATCATAACTAGACATTGACCCGATGCTGATAGGTGTCGGCATATCCGAATAACTTGCTCCGCCAATATCTGATTGAGGGGTGTTTTGTGCTGTTTTACCAAATAACAATGCTGCATTTGCTGCTGCTTCCATTGGCAAGCCTTTACTCAATGGCGCTGGACAAATAGCAATAGTTACATCGTCTAACCTTGCATCTGTAATTGTGCTTGGGTTGTCAGCAACCGAACCAGTTAAGGCGATAAAAGGCTTCATTACTATTCCTGTATATCTTCCTGTTGGGGTGTCTGGATTTGGAATACCGTTAAAAGATTCCAAAGCATCCATAACCGTTGAAACAGTACCGTAACTATTAACAACAATTGTTACCCATTCGTTTCCAAATTGATTTAATGCTGCTGTTACGCTTGGTGTACCTGCTCCTGTAGAAGTGCTTGCAACTGCATAAGTTAACCCAAGTGCATTATCTCCAACGTCTACTGTTACGCTTAAGTCTTCAGCTGTTAAGCCTTTCCATTTACTCGTTAAGGTTGCTTCATAATCAGTACTTGTCCCTATAAATGGTGAACCTAATACATTATTAACTGCGTCTTCTATTTTCTGTGTGATTGCGTCTGTTGTGTCGCCTTTAGCAATATTCAAAGCATAAACTTCACCATCTACAGAATCTCGTCCAGCTACTTTTAAAAAGTGCGTTCCGTTTGCTGTTGCTGTACCTGTTGGCGTTACTTCTAACACTTTATATGCAGCGCCATCTGCTGCCGCTTGTGCATATACTATTGTTGGTATTCCGCCAATTCCACCACCGCTTAAAGGTCGTAAAATTCGCATTATGTTGTAAATCGGAGAACCATAACCGTAAAGACTTCCCGCTGTTTGAGCATCAGTGATCTCTTTACCGTCAGTGTCTAATGTTCCTTGGTTTGCGTGATTTGCTTCTGCAAAAATTGCTATTCGCTGGGGTAGATTTGGAGAACTGGTAGAAAAGTCGCCTTTCTTCAGCTTATAACCTACTATTCTACTAACTCGCTCTGTGCCTACTGCGGTACTTGTTGCCATGAAAAAAAGTTTTAGTATTACTACTTTGAACGACAAATTTTATATTATTTTGCACCTTTTAAACCTAGTTTATGCAATTTGCACAATGAAAGTAGCCGTAATTATTCCCGATAGAAATGACCGACCAGAGTTCTTAAAGAACTGTTTAAGAATGTTAGAAAATCAAACTTTAAAACCTGAATTAATTCATATTGTCAACTTTGAACCAACGGACGAAAAACCAGACATAACGAAAAGATATAGAAAAGGATATGAGTTCATTAACAACCACTCTATTAAGTTTGACTTAATAGCACTCATTGAAAATGATGATTGGTACGCCCCCAATTACCTAGAAGAAATGGTTACTAATTGGGAGTTAAACAACCGCCCCGATATTTTCGGAACTAATTACACCATTTACTATCATTTAAGAATAAATGCTTGGTTTACAATGAATCACAAACTAAGAAGCTCGGCAATGTCCACCGTTATTAAGCCAAATCTAAAATTTGAATGGTGTGATGATAATGAAGTGTACACTGATATTCATATTTGGCAAACAATCCAAAATAAAAAAACCTTTGAGCCTAAAAATCATATTTGTTTAGGAATTAAACACGGTGAAGGGCTTTGTGGCGGACGCAACCACAAAACTAGAATGGATAGGTACATCAACAAAAACGGTATAAATTTGCTTGCTAATAATATGGATTTGGAAAGCTTCAAATTTTACACAAACTACTTTAAATGAGATATATTGTTAATGCTAAAGAATTGAAAGGTTATAGGCGCATCATTTACCATAAAGGCGACATTCTAACCGATGCTGCATTTCTTCCCAATACAATTGACCACTTATTAATTACTAAGCAAATTCAATCATTTGATGATTACCAAAATGGGCTGAATAAAGATCCGTTAGTTCCTTTTACTGGAAAAATAAAGTTAGCAATAATTACAGGAGTTTGGCAGCGTCCAGAAGTTTTTGAAATGTTCGCAAAAGGTATCGAGGCTTTAAAATTAGTTAACGGGCTTCAAATAGTCCCAATAATTGCAGGAAGTGAGGGTGATAAATCGCGTTTAATGGTTGAGAAATACGGATATTTTTACATTGAAACGCCTAACCACCCATTAGCATCTAAAATGAATACCACCGCCCAGCAAGCTAAAAAATTACAATGCACTCATGTTCTTTGCGTTGGCTCTGATGATATTGTCACCCCGAAATTATTGAAGGAATACATTAAACGAGTAAGAGAGGGTTATGATTTTGTTGGCTTATCGGATTTTTACTTTTACGACACTGTTACAAAAAAGGCGGCATATTGGGGTGGATATAAAGACGAAAGAAGAAAAGGCCACACTGTAGGAGCGGCAAGATTAATTAATGCCAAAATGATGGATATTTGGAATTGGAATCCATGGAAAAATAAAGATAACCGCGTATTAGATAATTCTATGCAGATGACTTTGGATACAACATCCCTTAATATTTCTGTTTTTTCTCTCAAAAAAACCAAATTATTTGCTTTGGATATTAAATCCAGTACAAATATGACACCTTTTGAGCTGTGGCCGAATACTCAATTTATTAATTCGGAAATAATAACAAACAAATTCAATTATTGCTTATGTGCGGAATAGCTGCGGTTATTAATGGGACTCGTAAAGATTCAAATAAAATGGGTAATGCTATCCAACATCGCGGTATTAAATCAAGCACTACGACCGTCGATAACTTAACCGTTACATTCGCACATCTACCAATTACAACTAATCAATATAATCAACCTTTTGTTTGTAACGGTATAATGCTTTGGCTAAATGGCTACATTTCAAACTGGGTAGAATTATCGGAAAAATATAATTTACCAGCAAGCAATGACACCGAATTACTAACTAAATTTATTGATCAATTTGGAGAAGAAAAACTAAACGAATTAAACGGTTTTTTTGCTGTAATTTATCACAACGGGAGCATTCATTATTTTACTGACCGCTACGGAATTAAACAACTATACAAATACACTGAAAATGGCACTACATTTATTTGCAGCGAATTAAAAGGAATTAAAGCAGTTGTTAATCTTGAAATTGATAACGATGCTTTGTTAGATTGGAATTATTCTCTAGGTGTTATGACTGAAAACACAATTTACAAAAACGTTACGCGTGTCGATTGTTTGCCTTTTCCAAAACCAGATAAAATAGAAATATCATACACTGCAGCAAAAATTGAATTAAAAAGGCTTTTTGATTTATCAATTAGCCGGAATAAAACAGAATTAAACGATTGCGTTTTTTTATCCGGTGGAATAGACAGCGGAATAATCGCAAAAAATATAAATCCAAAATATTGCTTTTCCGTTGACTACCTTAACGACTTATCCGAAATTGAAAATATAAAGCTAAACTCAAAAAGCAAGCACTACACAATTATTTGTAATAATGATTTAGAAAAAGAGTATTCTGAAAAAGTTTTTAACGCGTTGGATGATTTAAAAGCGGGTAGTTGCTACACTAATTTTGCATTGACTGAATTTGCCTCTAAATTTTCAACGGTTATTTATTCTGGCGCTGGAGGTGATGAAGTTTTTAACGGATTTACACACCGTTACAACAAACCAATAAACGAGGTAATCAAAAGAACTGATTTGCTAGGTAAAACTCACGATATTACACACAAGGACTATGATTGGTTATTTTTAAAAGCTGTTTTAGTTGTCGAAGATAGAATGGCGGGATTTCACACTATGGAAACTCGCTTTCCTTTATTGGATAATGATTTTGTAGATTTTGCGCTATCTTTACCAGACAAATACCTAAATAACAAACGAATTTTAAAAGACATTTCAGAATTAGACATTAAAGTTAAACACGGAAAAAAAAGGGGCTTTTCTAATCCTCATTTTACCAATAAACAATGGGTAAATCATGCAACAAGATATTTATAACGAATACTCAAGATTTGATAATTCAAACCAAATCCACGACACCGCAATAATTTATCCCAATGTTACAATGGGTAAGAATAATACTATAGGTGCTTATTCTGTAATTGGATCGAACGGAGAAATACGAGGAAAAAAACAAAATGAGTTTAGCGGACTTGTAGTTATTGGAGACAATAATGTGATTAGTGAAATGGTGACTATTCAGCGGCCTTTTAAAAAAGAACATAAAACAGTAATTGGTTCTGATAATATTATAATGGCTCATTCTCATATTGGGCACAATGTTGTAATAAATGATAATTGCGAAATATGCACGGGCGTTATAATTGGAGGATTTGCAACCATTAACAACGGAGCTAAAGTAAAGTTAGGCGTTACGGTTAGGAATCGCATTGAGGTAGGAGAAAACACTTTAATTGGGCTTGGCTCTGCTGTGGTAAAAAACACTGAAGCAAACTCTATAGTTTACGGAAATCCAGCAAAATCAATAAAATGAAATTAGCCGCCCTTTATTCTGTTTGGAATGGTGAAGAATTATTAATCCAATCTATAGAACAAATTTACCAAAATGTTGGTTTTGTGGTTATTTGCTGGCAAAAACTGTCTAATAAAGGCGAATTAAGCGAAAAAATAGAGCCTTTTGTAAAGAACATTAAAGGTAAAAAGGTTTTTTTAGTTGAATTTACACCTGATTTAAAGCTAAATACTAAGCAAAACGAGCGAAACAAACATAATTTAATGATTGAATACGCTAAATCGTTGAAGTCGACTCACTTTTTCTTTTCAGCTACTGATCATTTTTACAATAAAAAGGAGTTCATTAAGGCTAAAAAACACTGCAAAACAAATAATTTAGACGTTACATTTACCGCTATGTACACTTATTACAAGCGTGTAACGTGGAGAGTTGACCCAATAGAAGATTATTTTATGCCTTTTATCTGCAAATTACACGCAAATACTATAATTGAGCCTAGAAATGACTATCCAGTTCGCGTTGATCCTGCAATTCAATTAAACACTTGCACTTCTTACTATGTTTTTACGCACGAACAAATAATGATGCACCACTTCTCAATGATTCGCATTGATATTCAAAACAAATTCAGAAATGCAGCGGCTTCTGTTCGATGGAATAAAGATCAGGTAAATCAGTTTGTTTTAGAATATCAAAATGCAAAACTAGGTGATTCAATTACCTACTTTCAAGGAAGGAAACTAATTGAGGTTGATAACCAGTTTTTTTAAATAACATTATGTAAGAATTTATAAAATGCACTACATCGTGTACTTTTAATGATAGCCTTTTCGAGTTGTTTAAATCTAAGTCTTAACATAGCGCAGTCACCTGTTAATGTTCCTATCGTTATCAGTTGTCTTTCAAACTGTGTTAAGTATGGTTTTTTCATAGTCCGTATATTTTACAAATCTTACATTTAACGTTACATTTCTTTTTTAGTTAATTTAAAAGAATCTAACATCCGCTGAAATAAAACGCCAAAGAGCGCATTATTTAGCTCCACGTTATTTCTTTAGAATAACATCAACGTAATCTTGCCAAACACCATTTTTAATCTTAGCCGACTTGCAAAACAAATCTATAAAGATTGATTTAATAGCCATGTTGTAGCAATGGCAATCGAACAAGTGATTTTGGACTATACTGTTTTTCTTCTCCCATTTAAACCCGCGCACCTCTCCAATTCCATCATAATCTGGCACTCGTTTTTCCGCCTCAAAATGACTAAAAAAATTATTGTACTGGTAAAGCCCTTTATTTGATTGTGGAAAATTTAACGTCCCCGCCATTTGGCTTTCATGAATTTCTGGATTCCACTTCAAACCCATTCGAGCCGCTAAATCATCTTTAATAATATTCGACTCAAGAAGGTACATTTTACCGTGGCTTGCTGACTGTTTAAAAAACCTGCTATCCTTAGTATTTAAAGTATATTTCGCTTGTATATCTCCCTTCAATGCAAAAATCATGTGATTCGTATTATCGACAAAAGGGAAAACATACTTGTCTAAGTAACCCGCATCAATTCCACCGATCAAAATTTTCATTTGCCTACCTGTATCTGTTAAAAATACACGGCTTAAAATCTCGTTTACTTTCGGCCAAATAGACTTATTGCTCCCATGTCTATACGTCCAATATTCTCTATCTGCTTTTTTGTCTCCCTCCCGTGGAATAAAAGTACCGATACTACCGTGCTCAATTGAATAACTACTTCCACTTTCTGACCAACCAACAACCTCATAATCAAACCGCGCATCGTCTTCTTTACCGTTTAAATCACTCGCAAAAGTCAATAAAACAATTTTACCATTACCATCTCGAATGCTTAACTTTTCAGGAATAACACCTATTTCATAAGCCCTTTGTCTTTTTTGAAGTTCAGAGGCTTTTAGTTCTACAGCTTCTTCTTCATACGTTTCGCCTAATACTACATTCGTAAACGTTTTTAATTTAGCGCGGTCTGGCTCTTGATTTGGAGGATGGCATTCTATCCATTGACGAACATAGTGCGCCCAGTCAAACATTCCAGTAGGAGCATAAAGTGCGCTAATGTGAAAAGAATAATATCCTGATTGACTTGGTTTTTCCGTTGCTATCCATTGGCCAGAATTTAACATCGCTGTCTTTTCTTTGTCGTCGAATAACTCCCCGCATTCCTGACAAATATATCCTACCGAACCTTCAATCAATTTTCCGCTTTCATCAGTTTTCCAAGTAATGCCCGCTTTTTGCTTTGAGTCTAAATTTGAGTTTATGTTCCATTCCCAAGTAATTAAACTAGAACAACAAGGGCAAGGTGTATGGTATTTTCTTTGATCGCCCAATAAATAAACTGGCTCAATATTACTTTGGTTTTTCAACTGTGGCGTACTCACATAAAAAACTTTTCGTTTTGTTGCATACGCCGCTGTCCGTTGCTCAATTAAAGTAGTCGTTGATCCTGCTTCTTTTGAACTTTTCTTTGCCGCGTCAAAATCATCAACAATAGCAAATTGAATATCCCTCTGTCTAAGTAAATTGTGATTTGTTGATGACCCCATAACAACAGAACCACCAGCAAACTCTTTGCTCATATTTGTATCGCCTGTCTTTTGGTTTTTCTTCCTCATTACGCTCGGACGAATCAAATTTCGAATACCACAATTATCAATCATTTGATCAATTTTTGTAACCGCTTCTTTTGACAATTCAGCATGACCAGTTAAGAATAAAGTATTACCTGGATTCTCCGCAATAATATATCCAACCGAGGCGGTAAGAACTCCCGCACTTACTCCAATTTGTGCTCCCTTCATCACTGCAATAGTGTGAGCTGGATGGTCTTCAGAAAGGCAATCAATTATGCCTCTATGATATGGCGTTTTCGAATATCTGTACGGCCCTGGAAAAGCTGAACCTAAAGGCATAACCATATTTGCCTCATACCATTCAGATGGTTTTAGTGTAGAAATATGAACTTTGGTTGATTCAATTATTTCTGTGAGTTGTTTTAGGTAATCCATTATTAATTAATATTTTTATTGCAGATTGCAATCCAATTATTTAAGGAAATAAAACTCATTAATTTATATTTAGTATTTTCATTATCGCTAAACGTAATCTTAACTATATAAAAAAACAAAAAAATAGAATCAGAAAGTATTTCTACTGTTGTGCAATCTGTACTTTTTAAATTCTTATCGTCGCTGTATTTCTCTCCAGTCATATTTTTTATTTTTTCAATAAATAACTACACCTCAAAGCCAATTAAAAAAGGCTTTATCTGTGTATTATTTACTTTCTCCCACCCCTCGTTTATTAGAATAATCCATTACTATTTTACCAATACTTCTTTGAGTGTCTTCAGCACCTTCATCGGTTGCTAAATTTATGATCCTAACAAATTGAGTTTTTAAATCTGCCTTTTCTTCTCGGCTTAAACTTTTCCTATGCCCAATTTCTACTAAAACATTCTCAGTTGCATTCTTGTAAGCTGTCATCATTGACTTGCTATACTGGACAAACAACGGGATAATTAATTCAATAGGGACTAATTCTCCTTTCGCTTTCTGGTTGCCAATTTCCAACTTCTCAATCTCAGCTTTTATCTTTTCAGTTCGTAAAGTATCGAGGCTTTTATTTTTTTTAATCTCTACCGCTTTTTCCTTATCGCTTACCTCGCGCTCTTGGACACTTTCCGAAATATCTAAAACACCATCTATTTCAGATAGCCGCCTTTCAATATACTGCTCATTAATATCTAAATCCTCATAAATCAAACGGTTTGTTTCAACTAGCTTTTTACGCTGTACGTGTTTTCGAACAGTGTCTAGGTTCAATTTATATTTTCGGGCAAATTCTGCCTTTGTTAGACGCATTTTTTAGGGTGTTTATACTTGTCCGTCTAGGACTCGGATTGAAATAATGCTATACACTTTTTTTATCGCGCTTTCGCATCTTT